AATGACCGTGGTTGGAAGTTCGACATACTTACTGAAAAAGAACTAGGAATTAAGTTTTAATGGCAACCGTATTTGATACCATCATTACTCAAGGTGTTCGCTCTGGCCAAATTCCAGCGCGTACGAACTCTGCGCGCGAGTGGTTCAGAGACACTGCTGGTAAAATGAATCGTATTAATGAGCGTGAGATGATGAAGGGTGATACGACTCGTATGACTACTCAACCTCTTCTCGGTTCGATGTACATGTTTTACTATGATCCAAAACATAAAGAAGAGTTACCATATTATGATAGATTTCCTCTGATCTTTCCATATAAGAAAGTCAAAGGTGGATTTATGGGACTCAATCTACACTACTTGCCGTTGCAACTTAGAGCGAAGTTGATGGACGGTTTATATGACTTTGCAAACAACACTCGTTACGACGAGTCTACAAAGCTTAAATTGACTTATGATCTCATGACACAGGCAGCAAAGCTAAGATGGTATGCTCCATGCATTAAACATTACTTGACTTCTCACGTACAATCAAAGTTCATGTACGTTTATCCATCGGAATGGGATATCGCGCTCTTCTTACCAACAGAACGCTTCGTCAAAGCAAGAAAGAATCAAGTTTGGATGGACACGAAAAGAATGTTAGGAGTTACTAAGTAATGTCAGGAAGTAACGAAGAATTTGATTTTACTACAAAGGCTCCGCAGCAAATCAAAAGCGGCACAATCTTTGGTAAAAGCAAGACAGCTGCTGTTAGTCCTCAAAATCCTCAGGTAAGATATATTGCTACTCGTGGTGCCGGTGGAGGAAGAACCGTTGGGTTCTTTGAACTTAATGACGGCGTAAATCCTCCGCAGCGAATTACAGATGAAGCTGCTCGAGGTTTTATTCAAACACGTAAACTTGGTTCTATAAACACTAATACTAACGTTTTACCTATTTTACCTCCAAACCAAGAAGTAAATAAGAGTCCTGCTGGAACCGCAGGCGCAGGAGCTACAACTGGTGCACAAGGAGCCGCTGCTCCTTTACCAAAGGCAGTAATCGAAGAGCGCCTAAGAGGAGAAGGTGTCAACGAGAATACAAAACAAGAATTTGTAACCTCAAATCAAGCGTTTTCTAATAATAGACGTCAAGGCCAAAGCTTTAATATTGGAAGATTTAGAGCTGAAGTTTCTGGGGCCGACAGTGTACTACCTACACACAGCTTCTTAGTAGTTTTTTCTCCGATGCCATGGGCAATACAAAAGTTTCCAGCATCTGCTGGAAATCTCGATTCGATTCTTACGATGAGATGTGATAACGTTGTTCTTCCTTCAATCAATCTATTGCAAGAACAAAACATTCGAAGATACGGATTCGGTCCAGTTGAAAACGTAGCATACGGCGTAAATGTCGGAGACTTTACTCTGCAATTTATCGTTGATAAAAATGCATTTGTCGTACAATTTTTTGAAGAGTGGTTGAATAAGATTGTTAATCGCGACTCTTTTGGCGGCGCGAATATGAACAATGTTCTTGCTGGCGGCCGTAGACCATATGAGATCGCATATAAAGACACTTATGCATGTAGCTCAATAAACGTATTCGTATATGACAGATCTCAAAACAATGTCATGGAATACAATATATATGATGCGTTTCCTACTGGCATTCAAAGCATGAATATGTCATGGAGCGAAGAAAATACGTTGATGAAATTAAACATCACTTTTTCTTTTACCGATCTTCGAATTAAACAAAGCCCGGCAAAAAATAAACAAGAAGGCGCGTTTGGTTCCTCTGTCGATTTTCAAAACGCTCTCGTAAATGGGCCGAAAATGACCGATGCCGAACTCAAAAGTTTCTTATCGTCGAATCCGCTAGTCTACTCCGGTTCGCTTACAGATTTGACTAAGGAAACTATTACAATCGGCGATGGAGCTAGAACAAGAGGTTCGCCGCCGACGCTTCCACCGGCCACATTTCAAAAAGCCATTGTAACAGATGTTGGAATTCCTACGTCACGTGATATCTTTGGTCAACCACTTACATATACATAATTTTAAATCTAGGAGAATATATAATGCCTTTACCAAAAATCGATCAACCACTCTTTGATGTGACTGTGCCCTCTTCGGGCAAAAAGATCCTCTTTCGACCGTTCTTGGTGAAAGAAGAAAAGATCTTACTGATCTCTCAGCAAGGCGGAGAAGATACTGATGTGATCAGAGCCATCAAGCAGATCTTAAGACTATGTGTGCAAGATGAAGACTTTGACGTCGATAAACTTACAACCTTCGATCTTGAATATTTGTTCTTAAAGCTTCGCGCGAAGTCCGTGAACAATATCGTCAAGCTATCTTATCGTGATAACGAAGACGACAAGGTTTATGACTTCGAACTGAATCTTGATACAGTTGAAGTCGAAATGCCAGAAGGCGTCGATTCGACTATTAAACTCTCTGATACTGTTTCGATGATCATGAAATATCCGAGTGCGAGCATCACTGATAAGATTACGCAGTTTGACAATGAAGTCGATCTGATGACGTTCTTTATTATTAACTGTATCGATACTATCTTGACAGAAGAAGAAATTTATCCTGCTTCTGAATACAGTGACAAAGAACTTGAAGAATTTCTCGATCAACTGCCGGTCAATTCTTTCGAAAAGATTCGTGAATTCTTTGAGAAGATGCCGAAGCTGTATCATAAGATCGAATATAAGAATGAACTTGGTAATGATAGGAGTATTGAGTTAAAGAATCTCAAAGATTTTTTTATGTGGCGTTAAGTCACAACTCGCTACAAAACTATTATAGTATGATCTTTGCTTTGGCTCAGCATCACAAATATTCGATTACTGAGATTGAAAGTTTGATACCATATGAAAGAGATCTCTACGTTGATTTATTAATGGCTCATCTTGAAGAACAGAAACAAGAAATAGAGAGTAGAAGAAAATAATGGCACCAAAACCTGGCAGTGTAAAATCGCCTGTAGGGCTTGCCGCGAAACTCGGCGTAGAAGTCGTAGGAGAGACCATTGAAGGCGTCTTCGGTCTTGCTTCTGCAACAGTCACGGCGGCCGGAGAAGCTGTAAAAGGCGTGGGCATGGCTGTCGGTGGTGCACTTCAAGGTGCTTTAAGCCCTGCGCCGGTTACTATTATCAATAGTGTCGGTATGGCAGGTGGAGCCGGCAAAGCGAAGGTAACAGGCGGTGGAACAATACCTGTCGGTCCTAAAAAATCTGCCAAGCCTGCTGTCAATTCGAAGATGGCGACTGAAAAACTATTAGTTGTAGCAGTCAATTATCTTTCTTCGATTGAAAAAACTCTTGTAGATCAACTTAATTTTGAAAGAATTGCAACTGCTCAACAAGCGCAAGCTCAGCGCGAAGCTGCTATTGAAGGCGGAGGAGAATCTGCGAGTCCTTATAGATCTTTAGGCGAAAAACTTGGAGCGATTAAAGAAGCTAGCGCCGATAAAGTTGCAACTGCAACAAAGGTTATTCTCGGCGGAGCAGCTTTGGCTTCACTTGGACTTCTAGGCCTAGGACAACTTGATACCTCCGAATTAGATAGACTCAAACAAAATTGGAAAGAATTTCAAGACAATATTCAACCTATACTCGATATTGTTCGTAAAGTACAAGAATTTATCGGTGACGAAGCTTCTCTTGGGGCTGCAATTGGGTTTGGCCTTCTAGGTTTTAAAGGTGGTCTCATTGGACTTATCGCTGGACTTGTTTACGATTTAACTGATAGCGCAGCATTAGCAACTGCAGCGGGAGGTGCAACAGCAATTCTTTCATATTCGAAAAGCGCGAGAGCGCTTGCAGGGAAAGGTTTGCAAACCGCCGGTCGAGCCGCATATAATCAAGCCGGGAAAGCTGTAGTTAATTTGATTACTAATCCTGCTGCAAGACTTGCGACTGGTGTGGCTGGTGCTGCAGTTGCGGCCACGGGTGCTGTCTTGTATGGCGTTGATCAAATTTTTAAGTACACCGCAGGATCAACAATTAACAAAATAGAACAATTTGAACAAAGCTATGGATTGTTTGTTCAAGAAACAAAAGATGAAGGTGGCGGAGTTCTTTCAAGAGTAAAGTATAAAATTAAAATTAACGAAAGAAAAATAAACTATTTCAATGTGCCTAAAAAAGAAATTGAAGGAAATGGCCATAATGAAAAAGAAAGATTTTACTATTGGAATCAGGTTCATTTAGCCGCGACAGAAGGAAGATTCGGTGCTGGTCCAGCTGCGGCCAATTGGCTTAAAACACAAGGACCAGCATGGTTAAACAAGCGTTTTCCTATTAAAGCAAATGCTACTCCTACAGCTGCTCCTACATCTACTCCTGACGCGGCACCGATATCAAGCTCAAACAATATTGCTGGTGCGCCTACAGCTTCTGCAGAGCAATTGCAAAACCTTCCTTCGATTCCTGCAGATATAGAAAAAATCCTTGCTACTATTAGAACGCGCGAGTCTGGTGGCAATTATGGTATACCGCATCCTATCGGTATGCCTAATCAAACTGCATCTGGTGCATATGCATTCATCGACGAATCTTGGCAAGGTTTAACCAAAAAATATGGAATAGGAACTGAATATCCTAAAGCTTACCTTGCGCCTCCTCCTATTCAAGATGCCGTTGCGGCAAAATACGTGCAAGAGATATTACAACAAGCAGGCGGAGATGTTTCGAAGGTTCCTCTTGCTTGGTATACTGGTAATATACAAGGAAAAATGTCTGCATCGGCCTTGGCAACAAATAATGGCTTAACTCCACAAGCATATCAAGCAAAATGGATGGCTGATTATACCGGTGGACAATATGCAGCTTCTTCCTATGATTCTCAAGGAGCAGCAGGTGGTGGTATGGCTTCGGGTCTTGCTGATTTAGGCAAAGGAGCAATGCAAGCACTTGGAACTATTGCGCAGGCGAGTTTTGGCAAACAAACGGCTACGACCGGATCTCAGTTAGACGGTTTTAATGATACTATGAAAGGTAATGCTAGTCGTAATCAAGAAGCATCTGCTGTGGCTGCACAATTAAGTAAAATGTCATCGCAAATACAAACCGCCGTTGACTTAGGCGTTACAGATACAACTCAAACTAAGACTCAACAAGAATCTGCTGAGACTGCTTTTAATGGTAAAGCCAGTTCTTCAAATGATAGTAAGCGCGAACACTTTGATCCTAATTTCCCTGGAAAAGGCTCGATAGAAAAATACATGCAATATCATAAACCGAAGATGGCTGCATAATGGCTGAACCAGTTACAATAGGCGGCCAAACCTTTATTAAAACAAGTGATGGCTGGGTAGATCAGAAATCAAAAGCAAAAGCACCTGAAGGTTTGCTTTCACTCCTGAATAGACTTCAGGTTGAAAATTCTTCTGAAGGAAAGAAGAAGCGTGTTCGTATCGATACTTCTCGGCCGATTGTAAAACTTGGTAAAACAGAATACGTATGGGATCTTAACAGTAGTGTATGGATCGACAAGAAAACTAAAGACGCCGCTAATCCTGCTTTTAGTAAACTGATCGAAGCTGCCTATCAAAGTATCGTGCAAGGCACGACCGAAGAAGAAAAGCTTTACGAGAGTTGGGCAAAGCAAGCTGCTGCTGGACAAGTCTTTGCAGGAATGGGAGCAACCGGAGAAGCGGCGAAACAAAGAGTAAGAACTCGTACTGGAAGCGGACAACTTCCTGCTCCGAATATCAAAATCAATTCTCCCATCGTTCAAATGATAGAGAAGCTGGCTACTGTTGATGGATATCTTAAGCAGCGCTTAGATAATCAAAAGAAAATAGCTGCGAATAATAATGCTATGATTCGCGAAGCCGCAATCGAATCTGCTGGACAGATTGATGCTCAACCGGTAATTGACGAAGAAAAGATTAAAGAAGAAGCTGAAAAAGAAAACGAAAAATCAAATGGCGCTATACTTGCTGTAGCTGCGATTGCAGCTGCATCATTAGTTTCTCAATTAGAGCCAGTAAAAGAAGCTTTTTCAAGTATGATAGATTTCGCGAAAGGAATTTATGGGTACTTTAAAGATTTTACGAACGTAACAAACAGCGCGCTCGAATCGATAAATTCTATGTTTGGAGATTCGCCTACCAAAGAAAATAATAATAAGAGTTCTGCTAGTGCAGGAACTGCAGCATCTCCTGATGCTTCTCCTACATCTCCTTCAGATTCTGCTTCTAGCGCTACTTCAGCGGCACCTTCTAGTAGTAATCAATCTTCGACACCTTCTTCTAGCGCTCCTGCTGCAACGACTACATCTAATTCTCGTTCGACGATACCCGCTTCTACACCTTCAAGTAGTAGTGGACCTACACGAGTTAATACTACTCCAGGTCCGTCTAATAATAATTCTGGATCCAGATCCTCAGCTCCAAGTCCAACTCGATCGAGTGCTGCGCCGCCGCCTTCTTCTGCCGCTCCGGCATCTCCTGCGCCTGCAACTCCAACTACACCACCTAGTGCAACTCCAGCTCCTGCAGCTTCACGACCAGCCGATGCCACAAAACAAACAGAGCAAGTCGGCAGTAGTAAGCCAAGCGATATATTACAATTTACAGCAAGAACTGGATCTGAAGCAAACTTTAGAGGTTTACCTCCAGACTTTCAAAAAGCACTTTTAACGGCTGGTGCAGAATACAAACAAACATATGGCGAAAAATTAATTATTACCTCTGCGAGAAGATCTCCAGATGAGCAACAACGTTTGTTAGACGAGAAAGCTGCAGGTCGATCACCGAACGCTGGAGGAGTCGTTGCCGGAAAGTATAGTTCTCCTCACGTAAAAGGAACAGGCGTCGATATTGGACAAGCAGGTAAAGCTGCTAATATTTTAGCTAAACAAGGTATTATATGGCAAGCAATTCCAGGCGATGAGGTTCACTATAATTATAAAGGTCCCGGTGCCGCTACTGATGGTTTTTGGGGATCTGACTCGGCAAAAGACAGCGTACTCGGAAAAATCGTAAGTACTGGAGTCGATTTAACGAAGGGTGCAATGGAAGCGATCGGTACTATTGCACAAGCCGCTTTCGGTAAACAGAAGGTTACTACTGGATCTCAACTTTTGGACTTTAATGACACAATGTCAGGAAATATTGCAAAAGCTGCTCGTGACAAAACAAGCGCGATGGTTGATTCGAAAACTCCCGAAAATGCCGCCGCTTCGATACCAGCTCCAATTAGTCTGAGCACTAGCTCGAGTTCTTCGTCGATGCAAGGTATAAAGACAGAATCTGATAAATCTAATGTTGATTGGTATCTGACTCGTATGGGATTTGAGAAAGTCAATTACGAACAAACATCGCACGCATAAAAGAAAGGGCGACCGAAGCCGCCCTTTCCCACCTTATCAATCTTCTTCGGCAAGTCGTTTGAAGAAATCGAGATCATCGTCATCATCACTGACTGTGGAGGTAGGAGCAGAAACTGCTGCAGCCTCCTTGAATGTCGGTGCAGGTGCACGATATTCATTTTCATCCAGATCAACACCACGAATCTTTGCAGGCTCCGCAGAGAGTGCAAGGACTGTATTTAAACGAGTCTTGAGATCTTCATAAGACTTGAATTGCTTTAGATCTACAATTTCAGTGAGCGAACGCTCCTCGTTGTAGACCCGCTCAAGCTCACTGTCATCATCGAACAGTGGTGCGGGAGTATCGAATTCAGACTTATCGTAGTTGGGGTAACCCTCAACCTTACGAATTTTGAGCTTGAAGTTAGCACCTGCCCAAAGATCGAAAGGATTTACTGGCTTCTCGTCCTCAAAACCTGGGTTCATGAGATCGTTTAGCTTATCGAAGATCTTCTTGCCATACTTGTACAAGAAAACTTTGCCTTCGTTTGCAGGATTGCCTGGATCCTTCACAACATAGATGTTGCTGTGGTATGCCAAGCGACGCTTCTGCTTGCGCGCGATCTCCTTATCAGAGTCAAGACCAGTGTTCCAAAGAATGCTGTTATGTTCTGATACGGGATCGTCTTTACCGATAGTCGTCAACGACCGCTCGATATACCAAAGCCCGGTTGGACCTTGGAATCCATGGTCCCAGATGCGAACGAAAGGAATATCTTCGTTCTTCGGTGCAGGAAGGAAGCGAATGACGGCGTAGCCGTTACCAGCCTTATCGACTGTATGCTTCCAATATTTGCCCTCATCGGGATCTGTATAGGTGGTATTTTGTTTAGCAAGTTCTTTCGTGAGTTTCTCGAACGAGGAATTGGAAGAACGCTTGAGGTCTGCAAATGACATAATTAATCTCCTATATGTCGGTTTTTTACGGTATGTTTCGATGTATTTCGATTGCAGCGAACTGCAACTGTATTTATCATGAAGTAAAGACGTCCTTGACAATTTTTCTGCACCGAAATGCATCATAATGAAAGAACGGCTTATACTTCAGCAGCTTCTTGTGGATGCTGGGCCATAGGACACCATCCTCAATCTTCTTGTTCCAATGACCGAAGAACCCGAAAATATCATTGAGGATAATCACCGTCTCGATTGAAATCTCGCGACGAAGATATTTTTTCAGTAGAAAGGGATGTTGCCCATTCTTTACAATAACACAATCATTGAAATTTGTACATAGTTTTTTTACATCTTCTTCAAAAATATAAGAAAGAGATTGTTGTCTCTTTAACCATTCGTTGTACACTTTCTCTGAGTTATCATCAAACAGATCGCCGATCCATTTCAGATCGCCATCAATAAAGTTGGCGACCAGATATTTGAGAGGATCTTTGTGTTTTGACAGCTTGTAGAATTGATACTTATCTTTCCGCACGTCAAAGCTCGAAGGCTTGGCTCCGATCTTACCGTTGTATTTGATATAATCATAGCTGTCTGTTGTGAAGTGATTTTTGAGGGCGAGGAATGTGGTGTAGCTCTCGAAAGGAGTCATACTGGTAACTTTGCCCTCTTTGGCATGAAGTTGAGTTCTTCTGCTTCGTCTTGAAGCTTTGCCTTAATACGAATGTTGCTACGAATAATACTCGCAGCAGCCTCGAGTTCGATGTTATTCTTTTCGCAATAGTGGACGACGGCATCCATATAGTCTAAATTATAATTGATAACTAATCGTTCAATTTCTTTGATAAACTTTTCAGAAGTCAATGCTTTGGTTGAGATGACGTCGTCCATCATAATATAATTATCCTCTATAAAAAATGTGTGCACCAATTTTAGTCGTACGATCAAAGACTCTGCCCCATGATGGGCTTACATAGTCTGCGTGATAGAATTTTGCACCTCTTGTAACGTCACTGTAGTTACCCAGATATACGTTTTCGGCAACGGTTGTCGCCTTACGATATGCTGTCATATCAGCTATTCGCTTTCCTCCCTCACACTTCCATGAAAATTGGCATACGCGCGCGGTTCTCTGATTGATAACCGCACATGGTGTCTTTGGGAATCTTTTATCTTTTACGCGATTCAATACTACATTGTTCACCGCGATTTTGCCTTTTGTTGGCTCATGGCCTGCTTCGAAGTATGTATTCTCGGCCATGCATTTGATTTGTTTTTTATCGTATTTGCTCAGATATACTGGTTTATTTACGATAACTTTTTTTTCAATAATCTTTACCACTGGAACTTTTACGATTTGAACCACTGGTTGTTTAGTTGGAGTAGCCAAAGCCACACCTATAACTGCGATAATGCCTATGCAAAAGCCTTCTGCCCAGCGTAGGTACGGGAAATCTTTTCTGTTTTCGAAAAGTTTCATGTTTGTCCTCTTAGTCTCAATGACCTTGGCAAACAGAGACTACTTTGCAGGCATCTCAGCCATATAGTTTTCTGTCGCTATAAGAAGATACACAAGAGAATAACGAAGTATCTTCCATCCATTTCCCTCTTACTGGAAATGCAAAATCATTAGTGTTTTCGTCGGTGACATCCGAATGATGCCGCTTTCTAGCCATCTAAGACTTGAAGTTTTTGTAAGAGTCAATGGAGGGATTAACCTCCGTCATATTTTATTTATA